ACCTGATCGAGATATGGGTTGCCCCCGACGTAATCCCCCCGTATCGTGCTGTCGAGCAAGCCCTGGCCGCTTCCGCCAGGAGTTGCCGTCCCGCCCGACAGATACGGGTTGTCCAGCGAGTACCCTCCCTGGAGCGTCTTGTTGAGCATGCCGCCCGCAGCCTGAGCCGGGGTGTTGCCGCTGAGGATGTTCTGATAGGCGGTCTCCATGCCCTGCCGCTGGATGTCGCTCAGTCCCGCGACGCGAGGGCCGGAATACGGGGTGTATCCCATCCCCGAACCGTAAAGCCCTCCGGTCTGCGCGTAGATGTCCTTGAGATAGGGCTGCTGCCCCTCCCAGGGATCGGCCTTCTGTACCGTTGTCGTGTCTCCGCCGCTGCCTCTATTCATCTTATCGCCCTCCTACTCCGCGCCCGGGACCCCTGCTGCTGCGCTCGTGGTCGATGCCGCCCCACTCGTTCCTGGAGCCGCCCCAGTCCGACCCGACCCCGCTGTAAAGACCGACAGAGGTGAGCGCCGGATCGTTGATGCCGCCGTACGACCCCGGATTCCCGATGCCGAGCCCTCCGTACCCGCCGCCCCCGTAAGGATTGCCGCTGAAGCCGCCTGTCGGATTGGCTACCCCGGGGTTGATCGTGGGGCCGCTGCTGCCCTGGCTTACCGGCGATGCGCCCGCGTTCAACTGCCCGAGCAGCTTGATGATGTCGCCAATCGTGTACCCCTGCTGCTGCTGTCTCGCGTTCCCGAGCAGGCCCATCTTCTCTATGGCCTTGCCCTGGTCGAACCCTGCGGGAAGCGTTCCCTGGTATGGCTGCGCCGGGGTCGGCATGGGGATCGACCCTGACGAGCGAGGAGTGAGAACCGAAGACGACGGGGCCGTGAACATGGGACTGCGCCCGATCATCGAGGGGTTCGAGATGCGGTTCATGACGTTGTTCATGACCCCGTAGGACTGCGCCGCCATGTCAGCGGCCTGCTGAGGATCGACCCCTACCGGAGCCGCCATGATCGGACCCGTGGGCTGACCGTACTTAGCGAGTACCGCCCTGATCGCTTCAGTGTCGAGTGCCATCTTGCTTCACCTCCATGATGTACTGCGTGTACCCTTCCCTGAACCCGTGGCGTTTCGCCTCCCTCGCCCATCCCTTTCTCGGGCTGTAGAATGCCATGCTTTTACAATCGCACTCTTGGCTAATTGTTTTCAAGCTCAAAAAAAGTTCGTTGTCCAATTTTTCCGCCTCCGGGATCTTGAAACCCTTGTAAATGCAGAGCTGTCTGCCCTGCGCGTTTTCGTCGATCCTCAGAATGACGAACCCGATATACTTCCTGTCCTCCAGCACGAAGTACAGGGCGAACCGTGGATTCGTCATCAGAAGATCCCGGATCTGCGCGTCCGTCTCCTCTGCGGGCCCGGCCTTCTTCGCCAGCGTGTCCAAGCCCTCCTGAACCAAAGGCCATACATGCCCGATTCCGCTCGGAAGAATGCGTTTCAACTGGTATTTTGGCATACCCTATCTCCAGGCTGGACAATCGTTCAGTTTTGTGATATAATACTTGTTCATGAAGTTGATTGTGTGCATTTTAGGAGGCATCATTCTCACATCCCCCTGCTTCGCCTGGGAGCCCGATCCGTGGGGGCTCTATTCGTTTTGCGAATATCACGAATTCATCTTTGCTCTGTCACTTACGCCTCTAGAACGGCCCCAGGATGGAGATATAGTTATGACGTGAATACCCCGCATATAGAGTCAATGCCGATGAATGGCTATTATATACGCACATCTCCAGATAATCCGTTGTGCCGTTCATGTAGATGAGGTCTGATGCGGTCGATGACGATAATCCAGCCGCGCCCTGAATGCCAATCGTGCCGTGTGTTACATGTGCGCCATTTTTAACGATCACCGCAATCACCAGCTGACCGTCCGGCACGGAACTTACACGGATATTCGCGATGGCAATGTAGTACCCCGGAAGATTTGGAACAATTCGACTGTTGGTTATATTCACAACACCCTCTGTGTCGAAGCTGATGGTGTCGATGAGAATCTTTGTTATCGAGGCTGGTCCTGCGTCTATATTCTGCGCCGCTTTCCGGTATGCACGGGCTTTAATCTTGTCGATCACGCAAGTGTTTATCTGCGTGGCTGAAACGGTGATGTCGTGCAGCTTCTCAAAATCGGCCTTCACAACCCCGGATTCATGAAGCTGATTTATTTCCGTTGCGGATGATGTGATACCGTGCAGCTTCACAAGGTCAGCCTTCACGACCCCGGACTCATGAAGCTGATTTATCTCTGTATGAGTTGATGTAATAGCGTGCAGCTTCTCAAGATCCGCCTTCACAACCCCGGATTCATGAAGCTGATTTATTTCCGTTGCGGATGATGTGATACCGTGCAGCTTCACAAGGTCAGCCTTCACGACCCCGGACTCATGAAGCTGGCTCAGTTCTTCTTCGGTCACGCCTGCCCCGGAAAGCAAGTCCGCAAGCGCCTTCAGATACGCGAAATTCTCCCTGACCTCCTTCGAGTTCGGACTCGACCTATATTCCGGTTTCCCTTCGTGCCATGCCATAGTTGTTCCTCCTTGCTTATGGATGATGCCGGTGCTTGTCTTCCCGCTTTTCCGCTGTCATTCATGCTCCATCAGAACGGCCCCACAATGGAGATGTAGTTCTGGGACGATTCACCCACTACAAGCGGCAAGGCCGATGAATAGCTGTGCCAAATATAGAGTTCCAGGTAATCCGTGGTGCCGTTCATATAAACGAGATCGGAAACAGTTGATAGGCCCGGCCCACTTGACCCGCTACGGAAATATGCTCCCGCCGAAACCCGCTCCCCGTTCTTAAATATGCTACAGAAAAAATGCTCGCTATAAGGTATGTTGAGCCTTGCATTGCCTGAAACCTGATAGTATCCCGCCAGATTCGGTATGATGCGGCTGTTGGCTATATCCACAACACCATCTGTGTCGAAGCTGATGGTGTCGATGAGAATCTTCTTGCTACTCACACCTGTCGTTACCTCAATACTCTGCGCCGCGTTTCGATAGGCCCTGGCCTTGATTTTCCCGACATTTTCCAGGGCATCGATCTGCTGCCCGTGATCGGTCGCCTGTCCCAGGATTTTCGACACCTCCTGGGAGAGCCACTGCTGAAGCTGCTGCGACCATGCGGCCATGCCCTGCTCAAGGGCGTGCGTCGCGGGGTTGCCGCCAGCAGGCAGCTTCAATGCCGGTGGATATACAGCTATGTACCGCTCCTGCGCCATATTACCTTCTCCCTCCCGCGCGCGCGTATCCGCAGATCTCCGAGAGCCGGAAAAAGTCGTCCAGACCGTCCGCCTCTACCCTGAACGAAAGATACACGCCGTAGGATCGCGTACCCATGACCTCCTGGTCCGTGTACGGCTCCAGCTCCTCCCACACGATCTCGTCCGAGATCCGGCTCCGCGAGCCTATCGAGAGGTGGATGTCGTTGCTCAACTCCTCCACGACCGGCCAGATCTCCGCGATCTCCTTGATTCTCCCCGGCATTTCGAGATCGTACTCGCCGGTTATGAAGTACGAGCTTCGCGGGTAATCGTCGTCGTTGTCGGTCACGCCCACGTCCATGAGATACGACTTCGCATCCGCGTCCGCCTCGGCGTAGCTGCTCGAAGAGGCGCTCTGCGAACTGCTCGACGAGCTTTCCGAGGAGCTGCTCGACGACGAGGACGAGAGCGAGGACATGGACGAGGACGACGAGGACGATGCGCTCGACGATGACGACGAGCTTATGCCGAACTGCGTCCGGGCAATGGTCGGATAGTCGAGCCCGTCCTGTGTGCAGCCAGCAGAGGCGTCGATATCCTCGAACGTCCACAGATTGTTCGTTATGTCGTAGATGCAGGCGAGGTTCGGCCTGTCGCTGTCGTGCGGAATGACGAACCACGCCTCCTTCGTGCTGCGGTCGATGAAGGAGAAGCTCTGCGAGACCTGCGCCATGTTCAGACCCTTGAAGATCCAGCGGTTATTCCCCTCTCCGATCGCGTCGAAGCTGTACCCGTCGAAGCGATAGATGTTGTTCTGGCCGAAGAAGATCACAACATCTCCCGCGCTCTGCACGAGCCCCTGAGAGAGAGCGCCGATTCGGGAATTGACCACCTGCTTTGCGAACACGAGCGTCCCGCCGACATAGTTGACGAGATGCGTCATGTGCTCCTGGAAGATGACGTAGGAATCCCGCAGCGCCGCGCCCCCGGTAATGGGCTGAGAGTTGGGCTGGAGCGTCTGGAAGCCGCCCTCGCTCGCGGGATCGTCGTATCTCCAGTCCTCGGCATTGTCCAGGCCGCTCCACCACCATCGGTTCGGGACCGCCCCGTCCAGCTCATCGACCGTATTGAGCGCGATGACGTGCTTCGCAAACACGTCCACGATCCTGGCCCTGAGCCCGTGCGAAACAAGGGTCCGGTGCCGGTCGAACGCTACGCCCTGAATGATCTGGATAGGCTCCTCGTAGTTGCTCGCCAGCAGGTTGTTGCCCCACGGGGCGAACGACCACTTGGTCGCGTCGTACTGGTCGATCCTGCGGTCCCTGCCCGTAAAGGACTCGGGAGTCCCGGCGACCGACGACGACATGGAGGACGAGCTTTCGGACAGACTCACGCTCGAAAACGGGCAGACCGGAATCTCGCCATTGGGCGTGATCCGGTAGATGACCGCATTGATCGGGTCCCAGGTGTACCCGATCTCGTCCCACCAGGGGTAGCCGTCGTCCCATTCCCTCATAATGCCGAACGGTAGCTTGTAGAGGTAGTTCCTGTCTCCGAAAAAGATGTATGCCTGACCGCTCAGGTCCCGGAACTGCGTAACCCCCAGGATGTAGTCGCTGCCCTCGCAGTCGTTCAGCCTGCGGTATCCCTTCCTGCGCTCCACATAGGCGTCCGTGACGCGGATGCCCCGCCCGTCAACCAGCCCGCCCACGGGCATGGACTGGGGCGGGATGTCCCTGAGGACCCCCCGGGAGAAAGGCTTTATGGAAAACGGTTTCAATACACGTCCTCCGTGTCGGACATGGCCTCGCGCATGCCGACGTTCTCCATGTCGCGGGTCTCCGCTTCGAGGTCGTCGAGAAGCTCGTTCAGCCGCGTCTTCCACACCGGAATCCTCTCGTCGTCCTTCAGGAACGCTTCGAGGTCCACGAGCACCTTCATCCGCAGGGTCGCAAGATAGGTCGTGGTCCAGACGTTGCTCGTGTTCGTCGTCAGGTTGAGCGGGTCGAGATGGTGGTGCGCCCAAAACCTCAAGACGTACTGCGCGTCGGCCTGCGGAGCGAACCGGATGACGTGGCCCATGGCGTATGCGACCTGGGGCCTGTCCTTGATCGGGTTCGTCGACTGGAACGAAGGGTATCTGTCGCGGATGATAGCGGGCGTGCCGAACATGAGCGGATAGCTGAGAGAGTTCGAGTCGAGGATCTCTGCGTCCAGGACCCGGATGATGTGGTTCGGGAGCTTGGTCGACGTGGCGCCTGCCGGGATGACCTGCGTGTACTCGTCGATCAGAAACCACAGGGGGAACTTCTTCTCGAGCTCGTACTGGCTCTCGATGATCTGCTGCGCGATGATGTCGTCGGCCTCGCCGTGCCGCCTGTTGATCCACTGCCCGATGTTCGTGATGAAATTGCTGTAGTCCATGTCGGTCCCTCTAAAACGGGGAGAGGGTCTCCCCTCCCCCCGATGGTTTTGTTACGCGGGACTGATGCACCAGCCGAGAGACTCGGAAGCGGATGCCCACGAGTTGTAGGACCGGGAATACGTCGATGCGGACTTAGAGTTCGTCCCGTCCGCCGAATCCCATTTGATGATCCTCGACTCGTGCCAGTCGTCGGTCGCCACCCTCCGGTCGCCCCACTGGAGCTTGTACCCGAAGATGCCGTACCACGCGAGACCCTGCTTCCTCTGGTAGTCCGAAGGCTCCTTGACCCTCACCTCCTCGGGAATCGCAATGGCCTCGATCACCGTATCGGAGCCGAAGAAGTACGCCTCCGAGGACTTGCCGATATCGAAGTTCTCGGCGCTCATGCCGTGGTTTACCTCGACGAAACGGCAGCCATAATACCGACCGACCTCGCCAGCCAGAATCGGCTTGCGGCCAGACTCGGTATACATGCCCACCTTCTCCAGCTCGTCCTTCAGGTTGCGAAGCGCGAACGTGGTGGCGAGACACACATAATCCTCGTCGTCGTAGGTCGGGACCTCCCGCGTGCGGAGATCGTCGATGATCTCCTTGACGTGGTAGGGGTACATGCCGGTCGAGTTTGCGATGCCTGCATAGCCGTTTCGGAACATCATCCCTGTAGCCGCGCCGGTTCCGACATACCGCATGAGGGTGTTGTCGAACTCCAGCTCGATCCTGCTGTCGATGGTGTTGGCCGCGTCCCTGGCGAGCAGTTTGCGGATAATGATCTCCACATCCCACTTCGACAGGACCTTGGACTTGCCGGTAAACGGAATGGAGTTGCCGAACTCGACCACGCACACCGAACCCTGCTTGACCCGGAATCCGGTCTCGGGCATGTTGTCCTTCTCCCGGATACCCATGACATTCGCCCCGGACGTGACGTTCGTGACGATGTTGAAGTCAACGGAGTCGCCGGAGTTCTTGCCGAGCGCCTCCTTGAGGTCGCAGAACTGCCTGAACCTCAGCTTCGGGGTCAGGTAGTACCTGAGCTTGTTGGACATCTTCTGAGGATGAAGATATCCCGCTTTGTTTGCCTGAAAATACCACTGCATAGGATTTTCCCCTTTCTTGTTGTCTTACAATCCTTGTGCAGCGAGCCGCTTTTTCGCCAGCGATCTGACGTAATCCCTGTTGCTTGCGGGATTTTCAGCTTCGTCATCCTCGTCGCCGCCCTTCTTTTCGACGGTAGACGGTTTGAC